GTCGGGATGCTGCTCAAGACCTTGGTGAGCAACAAGGCTCACCGTGTGGCCTGGATCAGCGGGGAGAGGCTGTGGGTGGTGCCTGAGACCGGAGGATACGGCTGGCTCGGCGAGGTCCACAACGACATGTGGCTATACGCCGAGGAGTATCGCCCGAAGAAGCGGATCGACGGCAAGATGGTCGAAATGACCGACGAGATGATCGCCGAGGCGTGGTCTAACCCGGACTGGAAGGTCGGCGATCAAGCCTCCCAGCATCAGAGGGAGTTCAAGTACGAGGTCATCGCCACCGGCCCCGCCTGCGTCCTTCTGGTGAACCTCAAGAGCGGTGTCTACACCGCCGACAGCAACGCCAACATGTCCAAGTACTACAAGCGTGAACTGAAGGGCGGTTCGGAGTGGTGAACGCCATGGTCGCCATGTGGATGGTCTGGTCTCTAGCCTTGATCATGACCGGCATCGGCATGTGGGGTCAGTACTGGTACGACAAGGCGCATCGCTTGGGCGATGCGATCCAGTACATGGTCGAGGAGGAAGTAGAGGAGCGGTAAGAAAGCCCGGCCGAAAGGCCGGGCTCCCAAGGGCCGGTAGCTCAGTGGTTGAGCGCGTAGTGAACGTAGGTAGGCGGGTTCGATTCCCGTCCGGTCCACCTATCAGCCTTCGTAGTCTCGCTCGATGCGGGCCTGCATAGAAGCGTTTCCCTGGGGCTCTGAGCGCCCGTCGTAGCCTCCCCGGAGGTCGGCTAGGGAACCCTGCCCCAAGGCCCTCTGAAGGGCCTTCAGGGCCGTCTCGTGGCGCTGCTGGGCCGCCTGTCTGGTGATGCCCAGCTCGTCACCCACCTGGTTCCAGGTCAGCTCGTACTTGTAGCGCCAGAGGATCAGGTTGTAGTGCTCATCGGAGAGCCCGGAGACGGCGCGAGACACATCAGCGTACGATGCGAGGTTGTCGCCTGCGGTAGCAGGCTCTGACCTCTGGCGAGGCAGCCCGTCCCCGATAGCTTGGGACAGAGACTGCCAGTCCTCATGCTTGAAGACGACTTCAAGGATTCTCTTGATCAGGTCGACCGAGTACGTGAACACATCCTCCTCGTCGTAACCGTAGGTGGCAGCGTCCTCTTCCTTGAGGTAACTCAGCGCCGCCTTTGTCATAAGGTCTACGAGCAGCTGGTCTGATCCCTCAGACTTGCTGACGAGTTCCGAGACGGTGTTCTTGTTCTCCATGATCCACACCCAGAGCGTCTGTCTTACGTCGCGGACGTCGTGGTGTGCAGGGAACTTGGACGTAGCGATGGACGCCGCCCGGTCGACGGCGTCTGTCAGAAGTTCGTAGTTCAGCATCAGATGCGCTCTCCCTTGAAGTAACCCAGTCGATCCACCAGTGTGACCAGCTCAGGCCATACGCGCTTCCCATCGTCCTCCAGCCACGCGAACGACTGCTGCCAGGACACCGACCCGTCCTTGACGTACGACGCCTGGACAGGGTCCATGATACTTCCCGCGTTCATCGTGAAGCGGGGGGAAACGCGGCCGTTGTAGCCGAACGCACGAGTGATCAGGAAAGGCTGGTGAGTATGGCCGAAGACAAACGAATGATGGCTTCCGTACCGCTTCGTAAACTTCGCGTCCCAAGCGGAAGCGCTAGCGCAGTATCCCCCAGACTCGTGTCCGTGTACCGCGAGAGTGTTGGTGGCCACTCTGAGGGGGCCTCGTTCGTAGCTGACGCCCAGCTCCTTCAGGGCAAAGAGTTCTGGCATCTTCAGCGAGCGCAGGGCGCCGAGTGGCGCCGCGTACTTCTTGACGAAGTCGTTGACGCGAAGGTCGTGGTTGCCCTCAAGCCAGGTGATCTTGGCAGAGGGGACAGCGGTCCGGAGGGGTATGAGCACGTCTTCCCGGTAGCCGTCTATGTGCTCCTGTAGGGTGTCAGCGTACTCACCTGCTGTGCCCTTGGACCACTGTGACACAGTCGGGAAGTCGATGCCGTCACCGATCTGCACGATCTGATCCGGCTGGTACTTGTGTGCCACAGCGATGAGCTTGTGCAGCACAACGTCGTCATGGTAGGGATACTGCACATCTGGAATGATCATTGTGCTCTTAGTCTTGGCCATGACACAAGCATAGCACAGGAAAGGGATCTAGATGACACAACGCACAAAGCAGCCCAAGCTGTATGACACAGGCTCGACTGGACGCATCAGCGTCCAGCGCACAAGAGGGTTCCTCCAGGATCTCAACCTGCTCATGGCTACGCACAAGCTGGATGTGTCATCGGTTGTGCGTGGCTCTGTGCACGCACAGGCTGAGGCTGTGCGTAGCCGCATAGCACAGCGACTGGAACGCACAGGGTCTGTGCTGCCAGTGGCACAGGGGGAAGAGTGAGTGACACAACCGAGCGGGCGCTCGTGCACAGCTTCTGGCACAGGGACCCTGGCGAACTCCAGGCGTACCGCTACGGCGGTCACGCCTACCTCTGGACGCAGCACATCGGACCCTACGTGGTTCGGACGTGGACGAACAGGGACGGCAAGCCCATCGCCACCGGCTGGTTCACCGTCTAAGTTACTCGCCAGTACCAGAATCTCAGAAAGGAGGAGGGTGAAGTCCCTCTACGACAGTCAGTCCCCGTGCCCCCTCTGCGGCCTCTCGTGGGCCCGTGGAGACGCTATCGCCAAGTGGCTGGGGGATTGGGTCCACGAGCCCTGCAAGGCCGCGAGAGTGGCGTCTATGGCCTCCAGGGGGGAGCGTACCGCGCTCCCCGACGCGAGAGGCTGGGCGGACCTGCCCGACAAGCTGGTTCGAACGAAGGGGCGAGGCAAGTCGGCTTGGGCCAAGGTGATGTGACCCTGCGCGGAGTTGGAACCGGACTTTATACTTGTCTTTAGGTTCTAGGGTTGACCACTGGCTTGGCGGCCCCCCCCAGGGACGCCTTAGATAAGCTAATATAACCTAACTAGAGGGCACCCCTGAAGGGTGCCCTTACTAGTAGTAAGGGTGGCTATGGAAGATGGCATAACCCGAGGCTCGGGTGTAGACATGAGCTACAACGGTCCACCGGTACCTCTGTACCGGCCCCCTTCGAGGGGGGCCGTACCGTACGAGCAGTGGCAGGATGATGCTGCTTGCCAGGGTCAAGACACTGAGCTGTTCGAGATAGAGACACCTGTAAGGTGGCTCTCTAAAGAGGCTCGGGAGGACAAGGAAGAGTTGATCTCCTGGGGCTTGGCCATCTGTACAGGATGCCCCGTAAGGGCATCCTGCCTGACCAACTCCAACGAGTTCGACAGGTACTGGGGTACTCGTGGAGGACAGCCCCCTGAGGGGCTGTTCCATGACTCCAAGATGCCTCACTACGAGTTGAAGAGGTACCTCAACGGCTTCCCTCCTGGCGGGGGAAAGGAGAGGGAACTCAAGAAGACGTGCAAGCGAGGGCATGACGACTGGTCCACCAGAGCCAACGGCAAGCGCCGTTGCCTCACTTGCGACAGGCTGCGCTGGGCAGGTAAGCTGGACTGACACCAGAGTGGTATCATGAGAGCATGAACTCAACCCTACCTCTCCCCGCTCACATCAGTTACAGTCAGTGGAAGTCCTACACTTCCTGCCCCCGCCAGTGGTATCTGGCCCGCCTTCGGGCGGGCCAGGAACTCCAGTCCTGGTATCTACCTATCGGTTCGTCGGTGCATGACGCAATAGAGCACCGCCTTGGCGGTGGCTCAGAGAGGTCTATGGAGACCTTCTTCTACCCTCTGGTAGAGAAGCAGATGGAAGTCGAGCCCGACCTCTCCAAGTGGCTGGCCGGTGGGCCAGCCGACTCCCCTGTTACTCACGAGAAGGCCCTCCAGAGGGCCGTGGAGTGCTACGAGAAGGCCGTTGAGTACCTCGATGAGCTGGACGTCTGGGAGGTGGAGTACGACGCCTCAGGAGGGCTTCCAGGGCTTTCTGTTCCGGTGAAGGCTTACGTCGACATCATCGGGGAACACAAGAAGAAGGGCCCGGTGATCGTAGACTGGAAGACCGGCAGCACCAAGCCTGACAACTTCCAGCTTGAGACGTACGCTGCCCTGCTGTCGGAGGTTGGCTACGGACAGGGTGGTAATATGATTGGCGGCTGGCAGGGCAGGTATGTCATGCTGGCTCCAGGCTCAGCCAACACCAGGTACGTCGACCTCTCCAAGGTCGACCCTGCCGAGGTCGGGGCCAAGTACCAGAAGGTGCGTGAGCAGATGGAGGCCAAGATCTATAAGACGCAGGCTGGGTTCAACTGCCGGTTCTGCTTCCAGTCCGAGAACTGTCTGGTCAACAAGGGCATCACTAAGAGGAGTGTGTACTATGACCGATCAGCCGAAGACGGCTATCCATTCTGAGTCGATCAGCACGTGGTCCGCTCGGTTCCGAGAGTTGGTGGCTGCGGCACGCAAGGACGGCTACACCCTGAGTCTAGAGGACGCGGATACGGATCACCCGTACGTGGACCTGGAGAAGCGCACCAAGGAGGGCAGCCTCGCCGACTGGGACACGATCATCTGGACGGAGGATCTCACCTGATGGGCAGCCGAGAGGACGACGACTACTGGAACGATCTGTACGACAGCGCACCCGAGTGTGAGGACGAGCCGGATCACGGCTCGGACCACATGCTGTACGAGGCGGGTCGGTGGTTCTGCTGCCGCTGCGACTACGACGACAACCAGGCGGCGAACGAGGAGGCATACAAGTATGGCTGAGACCTACAAGCTGGAGCTGCACGCCAGCGGCCCTTATGTCGGCTGCGAGTCGACCGAGCTGGTCGACCTGTCCGACTATGGTTACACCGACGAGGAGTGGGACGGGCTGAACGACTACCGGCAGGGTGAGCTTCTCGAAGAGTGGGGCCAGGAGTACTTCTGGAACGAGGGCTACGAGTACAACGCGAAGGTGGAAAAGTGAGCGAGATCGAGATCACCCTTCCGACCGTCCAGTACGGTAATGTGAAGGTCCGGGCTACGCCCGAGGCATTCGGCCTGGTGACCATGGCGGACGCCTATGAGCTGGGCGTGGCGGCTGCGGTCTACCTGAACCTCTTCTCTCAGGGGTTCAAGGCTGGCTCCCAGATGGACGTGAGCGCCCCTCAGGGCGCCTCACGGGAGGCTGCCCCTGGTGACCCTCAGGCTGCGGCTGACAGGCTGGCAGAGGGGCGTCCACCGCGTACGGTGGACGAGGCCAACGAGATGGCGACACAGGTCATCAAGGACGCCCTCGGGGCCACCGAGGTGGAGGAGAGTGCCCCTTGGGATAAGCCTGCGGCCGAGGTGAAGAAGCCGTGGGAGACTGAGAGTGGGGCGCCGATGACGGCGCTCGGACTTAGCGACTGGTAAGATGCAGCACGGATGGTGCCCCGAGTGTGGATGCTCGACCTCGGGGCCATTGATGTTCGGGGAGATAGTGTGTGATGACCCCGACTGCGGGTATACCATATGGGGAGACGATGGCGTTCAAGCGCCTGACCCCGTGTGACTGTGGCACCCTGCCTCACTTGGCAGGGTGTGCACGCAAGAAACATCAAGTAGAACAAGACAAGAGACTCAAGGAGATACTAGGTATGCCTACTCTCGACGAACTGCTCGGCGGCGGCAAGGGCAACTACGGCCCGAAGTTCATCAACCTGAAGAACGCTGGCGAGTGGATCAAGGGCGTCGTCACCAAGATCGACACCGAGGCCATCGTGTCCGAGTGGGACGTGGTCAACAACAAGCCGGGGCTCCAGAAGTTCTGGGTCGACGGCAAGCCCAAGGGCGTGGCGAAGGACGAGGCTGAGCGTGCTGGGCTGAACCCGGTCCACCAGATCGAGATCCACCTGAAGGACGTGGTGGGCGAGTGGCAGGGCAAGCCTGCCGACATCGCCGAGGGCCGGGTGAGCGTCACCGGTTCGGCCAACGAGCGTGAGGCGTTCAAGGCGGCGATGGCTGACGCTGGCTCGGTCGACATCGGCGACGTCTTCGGCAAGAGGCTGGACGCCCGGATCGGCAACAAGAAGGAGCACAGCTTCAAGATCGTGAAGCAGGGCTGACCTCGGGGCGAGGGTAGCCACATAAGATCGGTGGGGAGCGTGTCGGGCTAATCGGGCACGATCATCCAACCTCCCCACCGACGCCAGGGCCTGGAAGGTTTCGACGTCTGTGAAAGCCGCACGCGGAGCGCAGGCGGACAGGGGTTCGACTCCCCTCAGGTCCACATGAAACTCACGGAGGAGCAGGAGAAGGATCTCGACGAGATGGCGAAGCGATTCGCTGAGACTCTCGGCAGCCCCGAGCTGCCGAGGAAGGAGGACTGATGGAGGTTTTGCTCACGTTCGACCGTGTCAGCGGGGAGGAGCAGCTCATGGCCTGCGCCAACGAGAGCGAGTGGCGTGAGCTACTGAACAATCTCGACGGCATCGGGCACTCGCCTGCCGCGCTCAAGCTCATCGCTGGACTCAAGTTGTGGGGGGTTGTGAAGGGTTGAGGACACTAGCTCGACAGGTGAAGCGAGGGGTCTCCGCTGGAGAGCCTCTCCCTGCCCCTTGGCCGATCTTCGAACAGAACAAGATGACCTTCCGGCGGGGAGCGATCAGCATGATCGCCGGTCCTCCCGGCTCGATGAAGACGGTTCTCGCCCTGAACATCGTCAAGCAGATGGGGCCTGACGTCCCTACGCTGTACCACTCCTCTGACTCGGACGACTTCACCATGGCCAGCCGCACGCTGTCGATGCTGACCGGCACGCCGACCGACGAGACCGAGCTATGGGTGATGGGCCAGAAGCAGCTGGCCTACGACGTGCTCAAGGATATGGACCACATCCGCTGGTCGTTCAGGTCGAGCCCGACGCTCGACCATATGTGGCGGGAAGCGGAGGCTTTCCGTGAGCTGAACGGCGAGTACCCTCACCACACGGTGATCGATATCATGATGGACATCGACTACGAAGGGGCGGGAGAACAGAACTACTGGGCACTGATGGCCGAGCTGAAGGACATGGCGCGTGAGCAGGAAACAGCTATCACTATCGTTCACCATACGAGTGAGGGCGCGAAGGCCGGTAGTCCTCCGCCTCGCAGTGCCATCATGGGGAAGGCTAATCAGCTACCAACCCTCATTCTCACTCTGTGGGGTGACGCTTACGCTGGAACTCTCGATGTTGCCACGGTGAAGAACCGCTTCGGTCCCCAGGACCCGATGGGGAAGAAGTTCCTGAAGATGGCAGCTTCCCCCGCCGTCTGCTTTATCGAGGAGATGGAGCAACCGCAAGAGGTTCCGCTCCTGTTCCGCGACGGTCCCGGCGTAGACGCCGAGGACAAGATCAACTCATGGGAGGATTGATGAGGCTCGTTGACTGTGAAGGGGATCACTGGATCCCCGAGGGTGGCGGCTGGCAGTGCGTGGAACAGCCCGGTTGCTGGATGCCTGACCGTGACCTACTGGATAAGACCTGGGGCCCACTCCACGAGGAGGGCGAGTGAACAACGACACGTGCTGGTGCGGTAAGAAGTACCCGTGCCTCGACCACTGAAGCGGGCGTCGGTTAGCAGCGAAGCTGCAACCTCTAAGCGCACGGCTTCGCCGAAGCGCTGCAAGGACTGCGGGTCGATGAGTCGGGCGCTTAAGGCGCCCGGCCCTCGCTGTGCAACCTGCCACAGGGAGCGCAAGAAAGCCCTCAAGGAGGCCGCTCACGCGGCCTGGATACTCAAGACCTACGGACTAACAAAGGAGCAGTACGATCAGCTCTACGCTAGCCAAGAAGGCCGCTGTTATATATGTCGTCGAGCTACTGGAAGGACTCGACGACTGTCAGTCGATCACGATCACAAGACGGGGTTCGTCCGAGGACTACTCTGTCGCCCTTGTAACACCTTCCTGGGACATCTACGAGATGACCCTGAAGGTTTCGAGCGGGGGGCGAGTTACCTACGCCAGCCCCCTGCGTTTGACGTGATAGGAGAGGTGAAGCCTGATGGCAAGCACGACGGCTGAGGTGCTACTGTACTTCGGCGAAGACGGTCGCGAGTTCAAGCAGGCCGTGGATAAGCTGCGGTTCGCCGCCGACCCGGAGATGTCGACGCGAGAGATCATCGACATCATCAACCCTATTTGGCGAGTCGCCTTCGATCTCGGTAGGCAGGAGGGGTACGAGGATGCATCTTACTGACGAGGAGCTGACCGAGCTGCACTCGTTCCTTCAGCATGAGACGCTGTACGGTGACGACGAGATCGTATACGGCAGTGCGGGCAACACGCTTCGAGCGATCCAAGGGAAGGTCAAGGATGAGGCGAAGGGGCGAAAGCTCTGGTGGGCCCGATGATTTTCCGGTCTATCCCATCGGGCCGATCCTGGAGTCATTCGGTGGACAGCCTGTGGTTGAGGGCCTCGGATGGAAATCCTACCGATGCCCGTTCCACCCTGACCGTGACGCCTCAGCGTCTGTCAACACCCAGAAGCAAGTCTTCAACTGCCACGCCGCCGACTGCCCGAAAGGCAACGCGGTCCAAGTCCTGATGCAATGGGAGCAACTCAACTACCGTGAAGCTATCCAAAGAGCAGAGACAATATCTGGAGCGAGCGTGGGAAACGTACGCCCCGAATCTGGGCGACGCGGAAGGATGGCTGGCGGCACGAGGTCTCGATCTGGAGTTCGCAGCTTCAAGAGGACTTGGCGTAGTCCGTGACCCGCTGCCGGGTCACGAGAACGCGCAAGGCTATCTGGCTATCCCGTACCTGACTCGCACCGGCCCGGTCAACTTCAACTTCCGGTGCATCCAGGACCACAACTGCAAGGAGATCCCACACCACTCCAAGTACCGGAAGAGGAAGGGGTCACCGACCAACCTGTACGGCGTTCTGAGCGTCGCTCAGGCCGACGACTGGATAGTGGTCACCGAAGGGGAGATCGACGCCCTGACGTGGCAGCAGGCGGGCGTACCGGCACTTGCTGTGCCGGGCGCCGAGAACTGGAAGGAGCACTGGGCCAACCTGCTCGAAGACTTCAGCCGTGTATACTTGGCCGAGGACGGCGACGACGCAGGCAAGGATCTGTGGATCGCGATGTCAGAGCACATCGACCAGTCGAACACGATGGTCGTCCGAATGCGGATGCCCGACGGGGAGGACAGTAACAGCATGTACCTCAAGCACGGCAAGGAATACCTTCTCGGAAGGATCAAGCGATGAGCGAGTGGCAGATCCTTGTGACGGTGGACACGCCGCACTGGGATGACCAGGACAGGGAATATCTGGTCGGGCAGGTGTATAACGTGATCAAGCAGGAAGTTCCGAAGTCCGACTTCACGGTTCAGGAGTTCAACAAGTGAGCAGCGTGTTCGTCATCATCAACGAGTGGATCGGCATCACCGGTGGCACCGGGGCCGAGGTGGTCGGCAGCAACTTCTTCCGGACCGAGCAGGACGCTTGGGACTCCCTGCTGATCATCGCTCAGGCGTTCGAGGCCGAACTCCTCCCCGCCGACACGAGCATTCAGCTGGAGGATCACGTTCCCAACCTTCGGTTCGAGGAGTACTACATCCAGGAACTGACCGAACTCTGACATGCTAGAGCTTGATGGACCCGCCCACGCGGGTCCGTCTTGCTGTGGTATGCTAGTACTACAGCCGACAAGGAGAAGAATGACCATCGAATTCAAGGCGTGGCCGAAGACTCCTCGCCTGTTCCGTGAGATCGTCATCACCGAGAAGGTGGACGGCACGAACAGCGCTGTCATTATCGAGGAGATCCACGAGGGGGACGAGCCGAGCGAACTCCGGCTGGCCTGCATCGAACGTGACGGCCGGTACTACGAGGTCGCGGCCCAGTCTCGCAACCGGCTGATCTTCCCCGGCAAGACCACCGACAACCACGGGTTCGCTGGCTGGGTCCAGCACAACGCCGAGGCGCTGTTCGATCTCCTGGGTCCGGGCCGACACTTCGGCGAGTGGTGGGGCAGGGGCATCCAGAAGCGGTACCGGAGCGCTCCGCCTGGCATGAAGTTCTTCGCTCTGTTCAACGTCGACCGGTACGCCGGGCTTACCGCCTGCCTGCCGCAGCCTAATGGCGACCAGGTTCTCGTCGAGCCGGTTGCCACCCTGTACCGTGGCCCGTTCTCAGAGGAGGAGATCACCAGGCAGCTTCGCACCCTGAAGGAGTGCGGCTCGTTCATGAGCCCGTTCGATCCGGCTGAGGGCATTGTGGTGTTCCACACCCAGAGCCGACAGACGTACAAGGTTACGCTCGACAACAACGACAAGGGAAAGTGGGAGGAAGTCTGATGGGTAAGCATCGCGGAGGGTCGGCCGGTGAGCCGACCACCAATCAGGGCAAGTCGTTCGACCAGATGAGCGGGGAAGAGAAGGCGAAGGAGTTCGACGCCTCACACGCCGACCCTCGCGGCTACGCTGCACAGAACTTCACCGACCAGAACCAGTCCAGCCGAGGAGGGAAGCACCGCAAGTGATCCTGAGCTACGGGCAGTGTGAGCACCCTGCGATCCAGCAGGGCGGAGACGGCCGCTGGTACTGCACCGAGTGCGGACAGCTGAGGGCCTGACGTGAGTCACGAACACACTGGGGCGTGCTGCGACCACGGATATTGCTCCTGTGGCCAGAAGTGCCAGGAAGGCTGACATGAAGGACATGCTAGGGGTGGAGGTGGAGGTCGGAGACGTTATCGTCTCCGCCTCCGGGCAGGGTCGACACAAGGTCGGCAAGGTCTACGGCTTCAGCGCCAAGGGCCTTCCGATGATCACCGCCCTGGAAAACAGGTACGACGTCGAGGCCAGGAAGTACGCACCCAAGTGGAGCAAGGTCTCCAGCGGCTGGTCTGTCCTGGTGATCGGTCGAGAGAAGCTCGGCCAGATGCAGCCCACACCCGAAACCTGGAACGCCATTCAGAGGGAGTATCCGGAATGACGTACGAAGAGAAGATCGCCGCAGGACTCAAGCTGTACCTGAAGGAGCATTACGGCAAGGACGCCAGCGACGCCTGGCTCAACGAGTCCGAGATCGAGCGAGGATACTTCACCGGCTGTGACACTTGCGGCTACGGCGCAGAGGAGGACATCATCTCGTTCACCATCGGCTTCAGGGATGACTCGCACCGGCGCCCACAGTGGGTCACGCTCTCCGGGTCCACGCTCGACTTCTTCCCGACCCTTCTGGAGTACATCGATCGTGCCGCGTCCGAGTTGGGATGAGTTCTTCCTGGGCCTAGCCCAGCTCTGGTCGACGATGTCCACGTGCTCCCGCCGTCAGGTGGGGGCCGTGGTGGTCCAAGACAGAAAGGTGATAGGCAATGGGTTCAACGGAGTGGCGTCAGGCAGGCAGCACTGCGTTGACGGAGGCTGCCCGAGAGGGCAGCTCAGCTATGAAGATTGTGGACCAGGCGCTGATTACAACGTATGGCCATGCTTCGCCGTACACGCAGAACACAATGCGATTCTACAGGCAGGCCTGGCTCAGTGCGCTGGAGCAACTCTTTACATCACAGACAAACCGTGCCAGCAATGCCTCAACCTCATCGAACACGCAAAGATCGGAAGGGTCGTAATCTTGGGCGACGAACACGAGCGAGCAGAGACCGACGACGATCAGACCGAGGAGCCGATGGAGCATGGCGACGTCCACCCCGGAACAGCCTGAAGACAACGACGAGAACACCGTCCTCGACGAGGAGCTGGAAGATGACAGCCTCTGACTACACCCGAGTCGAGGCCGTCGCCTCGACCGAGGACAGCTACCGCAAGGAGTGGGCGACCCTTACGGGTCGCGCACCCTCTGACATCTACATCCCGGAAGGGGTTCGCGTGAACGACATGCCGATCCTGGAGCCGCAGCCCCGGAAGCAGGGGACCGAAGACCGCCAGGAGAAGTGAGGCACGCAAGGGTAACGAGGCGCCCAGACGGGCGCCTCTCCTTCACAGTAGAGAGGCACGAAATGGGCAAGAAGTACGACGCGTACGTGACCGCAGCCAAGGCCGAGGGCATGGCCAAGGCTCGGTACGACCAGAACCCGACCGACCAGAACGAGCGGGACGCACGACAGGCGGAGGAGATCTCCAACGTGGTGTGGAACGAGTTCACGGAAGACCCGCAGGGCTGATGACCTCACCGTTGTACGTATCGCTGGCGCGATACGAGAATCAGAAGATTCCCACCGACAGCTACACCCTGCTCACCTTCCCCGCTACGTCTTCGGACGACTACGTGATGGCGGGGAGAGACAGGAGCATCATCGTCCCAGAGTTCGAGGGGCTCGCCTGCCTTGAGATGAACGTCATCTGGGAGCCAGCCCCCAGGGGCTGGCCGGTCGGAGGCAAGCTTCAGTACGTGTTCACCCGAGAGCCTCACGGCAAGGACGACCGGACCGGCTACAACCACGTGGCTCCGGTGCTGGGCGTCAACTGCTTCACTAGCACCCATTGGCTCAAGGTGTATCCCGATGTGCCGCTCGGGGTCAAGGTGGCTCAGAGGTCCGGCTATCCGCTCAATGTCACCCACGCGCAGTTCAAGATGACCCTCTTCCCGAAGGAGCAGCATGCAGGCTGAAACCAAGGACGCGATCGCTCGGACGATCGCGACTCACATCATCTCCACGCGCATCAAGGAGATGACCCGACTGGAGATCAACGAGGTGACCTACGACGAGATCGGTGGCCTTGACGACAGCCTCGCCGAAGAGATCGTCGGCCGGGTGGAAACCTACGTCGATGTGGCTGACGTTCACGTCAGCTTCCCGGCTCACCGGATCAACCGACAGACCGGAGAGCTGAAGACTCAGGAGGAGATCGAGGCGGAGTTCTCCGCGTTCTCCGCCCCCCTCTTCTGAGAAACAGAAAAAGGCCCCACCCTTTCGGGTGGGGCTTCTTTCACTTGGCCAGGAAGTTGACCAGGCTGGACTTGATCAGGGTGAGTGCGGCTGCACCACCCGCGATCGCAGCGTCCTTGGCTGTGCTCAGGTCAGCGAAGCTGAACACCGACAGGAACGCGACGGCGAACGTGGCTGCCGTCCGCTCGATTACGTCCTTCGTACTTTCACTCATGGAGCCTCCGTTGCGTAACATTCTTCTTGATCTGATCGAGCACGTCCGCGAAGAACTCCCCAGCGAGGGGCGAATAGATCTCCCTGGAGACCGGACGGGTACGGGCGTACCGCCTCTAGTCGTCGGCCTTGCTCGCTTCCAGTCTTACCGGCGCCGCACCGAGGCGGCGCTTGTCCAGGAGCTGGAAGACTATATCGAGGAAGCTGGCATCAGCCAGCTTCACTTCAAGGTGCTGGACAGCGAGTCGACTGTTATCCTGTGGTGAACCGGTCCCTCAGGCGCTGAATGGCGATGGCCGTGTCCTCAGTGATGCGGCCATCTGCCAGGATGCCCATCGCATACTGTAGGCCCTTGATGTGGTTGACGGTGGCTTGGTCCATCTCGCCGGTCTCAGGGCAGGACAGTGTGCGCTGAATGTCCTGGATCACGCCCTTGTCGTAGACCTGATGCGGGGAGAAAGGTTGCGGCTTGTACCACGACGGAACGGTGTCAGGTATGTCGTGGCTCAGATGCGTAGTCACGCGACCACGACCTTCGGTCGCGTCTCTCGGAACTCGACTTCGTCGAAGTTCTTCATGCTCCCACCTTCGCCGCGATCCTGGTAACCGTCTCGTGGACTTCCTCGACCCTAGCCCTCTGGGTGACTAGCCCTTCGAGAACCTCGACGCGAGCCCCCAGCTCTGCGATCTTCTGGTCCTTGAGCGTGTTCTGATCCTTCAGCTCGGCGACCGCAGCCTGAAGAAGCTGAACGGTGTTCACCGCCGTCGTCTGGATCTGCTGATTCCCTAGCCTCTTCCCACCGAAGAAGCCTCCCGTGACACCGGCCAATCCGGTTAGCACGGTGACGATCGTGTCTGTATCCATGGTCCCCACCCTTTGATAGATTACGTACCTTCGGCGACGGTCCTCATGACAACCGTCAGGTATCCCCCGATCGTTGATCCGCCAGACCCCGGAGGGGCCAGCTGCGTGAACTTCCAGTCGTCGATGACCACCAGCGTCGATACGTTCTCGTACAGATCTTGGAAGGTGACCACGTCACCGGCTCTCGCCAGACTCTTGAAGCTCTCAAACCTCTCTCTGGCGTAGCCGTCAGTTCCTACCCTCTGCCCGCTCTTGTCCTTCTCCTCGTCGAACAGGAGGAAGGTGTGAGAGATAAGCCTCTGGCGGGTCGAGCCAGGGAGGGCCTTCACCTGCCATCCGTTCAGGACACCACCTTGAGTAGTATCCGATCCCCTCGCGAGGGTGAACTTCAGTATGATCCAGTTCTGCCTACCGGCGGGCGTGGCCGTAGCCACGTCGCCCACGTTGGTGCTGAACAGCGGACCGTAGGTGATGTACGGTATCTCTGCTCCGCTCTCGTCGATCAAGGCGAAGCTCACGTCACCCTGGAGGGGTGACGGTACTCGAAGCGAGACGAACTTGTAAAGCTTCGGCTCCTCGGTGTTGAACCTGATGCGACCGGTCTTCAGGTACCCGCTCGACACGAGGACAGTGGCGGACTGAAGCATCGCCGAGTCCGCCGTAACGGGGAAGAAGAGTCGGTCGGTGGCCCCGAGCATAGTGACAGACTGGATACTGCCAGCCTTGCCAGCAGCGTACGCGTCACGAGCGTACGCGTACCTGACAGCCTTGGTGCTCTGCTCCTGGATCGTGTTGCCCAGGTCCACTCGGAACACGCCAGACTGGCTGTCGTGAGCGTTCGTCGAGCCGGTGAACATGAACCGGTCGAAGCCCACGATGCCCTGACATCCGCCGGTAGGCTCGAACAGGAGCGGCCCGTAGACCACGTCGCCGTTATTGTCGAACTCTCCGACGCGGAAGCCCTTGCTGGTGGCGATACCGAGGAACGATCCGATGTAGCCGTAGACGCTGTTGATCGTCTCGCCTGTCGGCATCACCGCTGTCTGCGTGGTGATCACCGTCTCGGTGGCACCCTCAAGGCTGACCGTGAACTTGTAGATAGCGGACTGGGCGAACGACTTGCCCGCAGCGTAAATCGCTGTCGGGCCTTCCGAGATCGAAGTCCACTTCCAGTTCGGATCGGTGTGCGTAAAAGTGAACGTGTCCGTCGAGTCGATCGCCACCGTGGCTCCGGTGTTGATCGGGTTGAAGTACAGCTGGTTGTCGTACGCTGTAACGATCCTGCCCTTGGCGAACGCGACCGCACCAGCGGTCGGTGTCGCAGTCAGGGTGAACATCTTGGTCGCAGCTGCACCCTCAACGGTGCTCCAGAGTCCATCAGTGGCCAGCACCAGACCACGGTTACCGGCGACGGACATGTCCAGCACGGTGCCCACCGTGCCCCAGGTGACCGCACTCGAAGCCGAGGCGGTGACGCTCCAGAGGGAGCCGCCGCTGGCCAGGTAAGCAGAGTCCACACCGGCCGTAGTGACGTAGCCCTGAACCCTCGCCACCGTCCCCGCCAGGGAAGCCTGAGCGACCGAGGTTTCCCTCAGAAGCCCAAGCTCACCGGACGTCCACGGGTCAACGCCGAGCGAGTCAGCGAACCTGTGGTTGAACTGGTTGTCGAAGTCGGGGTCCTGGTAGAGGACCCCGGCACCGGCGTTGAACGAGGACTGCGATCGTAGCCACCAGCCGTACAGCGACTGTTCGCCGGGTTCGGCGAAGCTGTCGAACTGCTGCTTGCGGATCTCTGCCATGCCCTCGGTGTACGGCCACTGATCCCTGGTAGCGGACAGGAAAGGGATACCGCCGATGGCGTAGTCGTACCTGATGTCGCTGAGAGAGTAGCTGTCGCCGCCTTCAGATCCGAAGTTCGACAGCTCATGCGGTATCGCGTTGACGATATCTGCCACGGCGAATCACCTCACGTGATGTAAGTGTAGGTGAACCTGAGGTTGGAGCCCGAGGTGATCGTCACCGGATCGGGAATCCAGGTGAGCAGTTCGCAGGTTCCGTCGGTGTTCACCCTGAGGCTTCCGTGACCGATGCCGGTGGACGCCATGATATAAAGGCTCTGGTTCGGTCTGAACCCTGTCGGGATAGTGGCGACCAGGAGGTCGGGAGTCACGTTACCGGACGTGTTGGCGGGAGTGAACGTGGCGCCAGAGCGGCTGATGTCCACGGTCACGTACACCACGCCAGCGGACTTCCGTCCGCTGAAGCTGTTGACACTCCAGTCGGTAGCGGCGACTAGCCCTGTCGTGGTGGCGGTAGTCGTACCGTTGCCGGTGATGACCCCAGTGACCGTCAGGGTTCCGCCCACGGTCTCGTTGCCGGTGACCGCAGAGTTACCAGTCACCGCAAGGTCGACACCGACAGAGAAGCTGTCGTCGGTCTTCAGGGTGTTGGCCGCAGAGCGGTACAGGTTGGTGTCACGGGCCGCGTTACCCGGACCGATCTCCAGGAGTCCGCTCTCGTAGATCCTCACTCGGTCGAAGGTGTCGCCAGACACCTGACCGGCCAGAGCCACATCGGTGGAGGCTGCCCGAGTAGACTGAATCAGGCCCGAGTGAGTCACCGTTCCACTCAGTGTAGGGTTGCCGCTGAACGTACCAGCAAGGGAGCCGCCGCCGCTAAGGGCGGCGGTGCTGGAGAAGGTGGCTGCACCACTGACGGTGTGAGTTCCACTCAGGGTGTGGTTGCCGGTGAAGGTGCCCACCAGGGCGCCGCCAGCGTTGAGGTTGGCGACACCGGAGAAGGTGACAGCGCCCGAGAAGGTAGGAGAGCCTGCGATCGTGCCGCTGATCGTACCACCGCTGAGCGTCTTGTTCGTCAGGGTCTGGGTGTTGGTGGTTCCCACCACGGCGCCGGTAGCGCCGTGGGCGGCGGTAGCGTCCTCGTGCTGACGGGACTCAGTGAAGTCCCGAGCGGAGGAGACGTGCCGGACGGTGGCGCCCACGTTGTGGATAGAGCCGGACGTTCCGTCCACAGCCCTGGTCACAGTGAGCGTGGTGCCAGCCACGCCCGTGACGTCCACCAGCTCCTCGTTGGCTGCGCCGTAGTCCAGCGCCAGCGTATAAGGAGTCGAGCCAGGGAAGCCTGCCGTGGAGACCACGGTGATCGACGTATTCGACGCCGTGGTCGCACCGGTAAGCGTAGTCGCCTGAGCGATAGAAGAATAGAACCGAGCCTGAGCCACAGGTCACCTCATCCGTTGAAGGTCTGGTAGGATTCGAAGAGGCGCTGAAGCCGTGTGCGCTCCTCTAGGAGCCTCTGCTGGTACAGGGCCATGTAATACTTGGAGGCGTTGCTGCCAGCCCCTGTGGGGACCAGCGGTGCCCTCTCAGTGGCCTCTATCGCGTCCTGCTGGAGTCGAGCAGACTCGTAGGCGGGGAGGAGGCGCCACATCGTGCCGTAGATGATCAGGTCCACGTACCGCTCCGGGTAGCCGGTGACGGTAGAGAAGTCGTCGGAGTTGTTGGTCAGCACGGTCGGCTTCTTGATGTACTCGACCCTGATGTTCCGACCCGGAACGATG